ACATCAGAGTCCTTGATGATATCGAAACTATATCCCCTAATTGATTGGGAGATGACTGAAGCGGATTGTCTTAAATACTGTCAGGATAAGGGATTCCATTGGGGTGGTCTTTATAAACACTTCAGACGGGTGTCCTGTTTTTGTTGTCCGCTTAAAGGGTTAAGCGAATTGAGGATACTACGGAAATATTATCCTGAGCAGTGGGCGCAGATGTTAGATTGGGATAAGCAAATAGAAACCAACAGGGGTTTCCGTGGTTATGACACAGTGGCAGACTTGGAAGAACTCTTTGCGCGGGAAGATGTAACGCCCATGTTGTTTGAGGAGGTGTCCCCATGTACGGACCGCTGATGCGGATAGATAACCTAGAAGCGGAGAACAAGGCGCTGAAGGCGGAGGTACAGACGCTCAAAGACACCATGTGGGGGTTCTTGAGTGAGAAGCCTTTTGACATACACGAAAGCTACAGAAGGATGTACAGCGAGGGTATTGATGACGAAACCGAGTGAGGAGGTGAAATAATGGGAAGCACGTGAGCGGATTGTGCGCCCGTGGTCACGGGTGGCATGGTGGAGAAAGAGGCCGAACCAAAGGCCAAAGCGAAACCACAGTGGAACGCAGGCCGGGGCGGTTGGGACGTTGACGAAGACGGCAAGCGGTACTGGCGGACGAGTTAAGGGGGGAGCGAAATGAGCGTGAAACCCAATACATATATGGTAAAGGTTGAGATCGTGCCGTTTTTTGCCATCGAAACCTCGGAGGATATTGGCAATTTTTTCCAGTCTTTTTCGGAAGAGATCCCTACCCTTGAGTGGGCCGACCTGGATAAGGTTCTCTTTGAATCTTTTTTAGCCGGTGACATTGACGGCATTGGCAAGCAGTTGGACGTATTCTTCGGAGACGGCCTGGTTAAACTGGCCTTCGAGCGAGGTTTCGAAAGAGAGCTTAAAGACCTACAGGGGGCCAACGATGACAAAACAGTCGTGGACTGATGAATCCATCGCGAAACTTAAGGGATTGCTGGAACGGGGGTTGTCGTTCTCAAGGGCCGCCCTTCACTTCCAGGATAGAACGCCGGCATCCGTGAAGGCGAAGATGCAGGAGATCCGGAATCCGGACCGGAAATCACGGAACAAATGGGCGGTCAGGGAAACTCCTGTCATGGTCAAGGGTGAAACCTACGTGATGTTGTGTCCGGCGTGCTTGGGGAATCCCGGCAGTGAGGGGAAGAAGAACGGGGCGAAGAAAGCACTTGTTTTCGATGGGGTGGTCAGGGGTGTCCACACGACGCATTACATGTTCCGGCATCCCGTCGGGGGCTGGCAGATCGGTTTCAGGGAGCAGGAACTGTCACGGGCATTAATAAAGAAGGGGGCGTAGCACATGGAAGATAAGGGTTTCAGACCGATAGCATTTGTCCCGATGCGGGGCGGAAGCAAAGGGATCCCGGGCAAGAACATAATGCCGATAGGCGACAAGGCTCATCTGTTCGAGTATGCCATTGACGCCGCGCTCGGGGCTGACCTTGAGGTTTTTGTCAGCACCAACAGTGAGGAGATCAAAAACGCCGTGCTTGGAACATACGAGAGTAAGGTCAGGGTAGGGAACAGGCCCGGCCGCATTTCGGGACAAAAGGCACAGATCGAGGAAGCGATCAAGTACCATATCGAGTGGGGCAACATGGACGGGTATACTCACGTGGTCATGCTGCAGGTTACGAATGTCTTTGTCAGGCATTGGGACGTCAGGGGCTGCCTGAACCTGTTCCGGAGCGGGTATGATTCTGTTGTTTCGGCGGTCAACGTCAAGAACTTCCGGTGGTGCAACGACGGCCTCGCGGTTCCGATGTACCACGGCCAAGAGAGACCATCACGGCACGAACACGGGGGCACATGGCTTGAGAACGGCGGAATATACGGGTTTAGCGTTGACGGGTTCAGGGCTAATGGTTGTGTGTCGCGGGTATTCGGGACAAGGGGACTGCTACAGATGCCAGCGATATCAATCCATGAACTTGATGAACCGGAGGACATACCGATTATCGAAGCGCTTCTCAAAATTCAGAAAGGGGATAGATAAAATGGCAAGGAAGCAGACAACGGGAGGCGTCAGGGTCAGGGTGAAGTTGATATCGAGCAAGGCCAGGTTACCGGAATACCAGACAGACGGGGCTTCGGCGTGCGATCTGCATGTCTGGGAGGACATTATATGCGGTGTGGGACAGGTGACACTAGTCAAGACAGGGTTGGCAATGGAGATCCCTGACGGGTACGAAGTGCAGATCAGGCCACGGTCAGGACTTGCGATCAAGGAAAGCGTCACGGTGATAAACTCCCCCGGAACGATAGACTCTGACTACAGGGGTGAGATCGTGGTCGGGCTTTTCAACATGGGGATATTCCCGGTCAAACTCCCGGCTGGTAGCCGGGTAGCACAGGCGGTACTTGCTCCGGTCGCGCGTGCGGTCTTTGTCGAGGCGAAGGAATTGACGGAAACGGCGCGGGGGGCCGGTGGCCTCGGGAGCACCGGGGAATGAGGCGGGCAAGCCAGCCGAAGGGCGGGTATCGTGAGGATCTGGGGATCTCCGTCCGGTCGGGGTGGGAAGCAAATTTCGCCCGGTACTTGAGTTGGTTGTGCGGGCAGGGAGAGATCGTCTCATGGAATTACGAGCCGTGTGAGTTTTGGTTCGAGGGTATAAAGCGGGGTTGCCGGTCGTATAAGCCTGATTTTGTGGTCGAGGAAAAGAACGGGGCCATAGTCTACTACGAGATCAAGGGCTGGATGGATTCGGTGTCCGCTACAAAGCTCAAGCGGATGAAGAAATATCATCCGGATGTGAAGGTGGTTCTGGTTGATTCCGATACATACAAGGGCCTCCAGAGGTCCGTCAGCAGGCTGATTCCGGGGTGGGAGTGATGATATCTCCGGCTGCGGAACGGCTTGTTCTTGAGTGTATCCGGGAATATTCAGGATATGTTGAAGCGATAAAAAGCATGGAAGCGGAAGCGGAAGAGCGGGCCATGCCGCATCAGTCAACGCCCGTAAAATTCAGGAAGAGATCCGGCGAAGTCGCTCCCGCCCGTACAATAGGCGGGGCGATAAGCGGAAGCGCAAAATACAGGGGAATGGCCGGGCGGGTTGAAGCGGTAGACAGGGCGTTGATGGTTCCGGGACTAGTGGGTTTTTTAGGGTTGTATATCCAGGGGTTCACGGTGACTGAAATAAAAACCGCATTGAAGTTGAGTCGCCGCCAGGCACAGGGGCTTAAAACTGCGGTGATACAGGAGATCGGGAAGAACATCATCGGGGATTGTGCTATAATATAACCAATCCTCCTCAGGAAGCACGCCGTGCAAGGCAAGGCTGCGATCCACGGCCTTTTTCCGCGCACAAAAAAGGATCCCTCGGACCGCACCCGGGGGATCCCTTTTTATATCCTTATCGCGCCCGCAGGGTACAATAGACGGCCATTAACCCGTCGGAAATAACCTGGTCGAGTTCGAGTGCGGACCGGGCCTTGATAAAATACGCCTCTCCAAGCCCTTGCCATTGCTCCGGCGTCAGTGCCTGGGTCAGACTGTATGATGACTGCAAGGCGTTGTCATCGTACAGGAACGCCTCGTTCCGGTCGTGGCAGGCGTAAAAAGATCCTGCAAGAACGGCGCAAAGCGCAATAAACCAGAATATCTTCTTCATTTTGACGCCTCCTTCATAAAATCGACCATCTTGTCGGTTCTATCCGTCCGCTTTTCTTTCCGTTCTGCCATCAGGGTCATAAGCTCCAACCCCTCGGCTACAAGGCTGGCGCCGGATCTCCCGGTCTGGTTTTTGAGGTCCTGGAAGATCTCGAGCGTTTTTTTGGACATGTATATTTCCCTCGTGGGTCTCATGTTTACACCTCCTTTGGGGCGTTAATCAGGCGCCTGATCTGGTCGGTGTAGCGCTCTGGGATCGCTAAAATATCCCTCATGTCCTGGCCGAATATCTCAAGGAAACGGACCAGAACAGCAACCTCGACGGTGGCGACATAGTCGCGCCATTGCCGGGGATCTCTCCCCGGCAATCGTGGAGGTGCTACTTGTACGCTTGAGCGATATAATTAGCTGCTTCTTGATGCGTCATGCCGCATTGCACTTGTAGCCTGTTTTGAAAATCGCATACTTCGCGGGCGTCCATTGCTTGCAGCTGCGCTTTTTGGAACGTCGGCATTGTAAGTTTAGTTCCTGTTTCTGTCGTCATGTCTTTTTCCTCCTCTGGTTCGGATTCCTGGGCCGGGTAATTCCCGGCCCAGGGTGGTGGGTATGCGGTCCAGGTGGGTTGCGTTATAACCAACAAACGTGGCGGCGACCGCCAGTATTAGTAGCCGCGTGGTAATGCCGAGGTTCTCCGTCTGGGGCAGGTTGTGAGACATAATGTTTTCCGGTGATTGAGTCAAGTTGTATGCTATAGCCCTTTAACTCGTCATTAGTACCCTCTACGCCGCTGTTCCGAACTTGTTCCAGACTCCTGGATATTGTCTTCATTTGATATTCCCTCCTCAGATTTAATCTTTTCAACGGGTCTATTATCTCACCTACACGTATACTGATACACGCCTACGGTCTCATCTTCCCCAGGGTGTACCGGGTACATAGTCCTATGTCCTTTCGGGTGTACTGGCGTGTCCCCTTGCAGGGCCTGACCGTGTGCGATTGTGTCTAAATCGTGTGTTTTGTGTGTGCCACACTGTATAATGTATACGTGGTTTGTCAAGGGGTTTTTTTGGGTGTAGAATCTGTGACAATGGTCTGGACTCTGGGGAGGGGGTAGGGGGAGGGGCGACAGCTTCTGACCTCCCGATCTTCCGCACCTTACCCAACCGGCGAGCCAACGAGCGAGCCGGGACACGAGCAGGGGCCTGACTCGGGAGGTTTGGGGCCTTCACGTCAAAGGGACTTGCTCCGGTCCTTCCGGGGTTGGGTCGACAGGTCCCAGGGTCTGGGCTTCAGGGTGTGGGGTTGGTAGGTGTGAGGGGTGCAGGTGTGAGGGGTCAGGGTGTGAGGTTAGGGGTCGGGGTTAAACGTTCCTCCCGTCTTCGCCTTCGTCAGGGTCAAGCCCAGTCGGGTCAGGGGGTAGGTCAAGGGGTTTGAGGGTTTCCCTGAGGTTCGGGGGTGCGACGGGGGTGGGGCCCCCAGGTCTGGGGTTGGGTGAGGATAGGATAAACCGCCACCCCGCCGGAGCAAACAAATCTGCACTTCACCAAACCGCAGTACAGGTAGTCCAAGGGCGGGTAGTTCAGGTACGGCAGTTCCAGAACTAAAGCAGTTGGTGAGGAATGTATTTTGTGGACAGTATACAAGGGAGAGTGAGGATGTGTCTATAACTTCGGAGTCGCCGGAGCAGGCGCAGGCGTTTCAGGTGTATTACGCTATGGGGGACACCCGGTCGTATGACAGGGTTGGGCAGACCCTTGGGAAGCATATAAATACCGTGAAAAAGTGGAGCAAGAGGTTCGGGTGGCAGGAGCGGATACGAACCACTGATGGGATCGTTGTTTCGGGGATGAATGATTCTCTGGTGAAGAAGACCCTGGAGACGAAGGAGCAGAGCAAGTTCATTTCCCAGATGTTGAGGGACCAGTTCCAGCAGGACGTGAAGGACGGGGAAATAAAGGTCAGGTCGATAAATGACTTTGTTGCGATAGACAGGCACGACCTTCTTGTGCGCGGAGAGGCGACAGAGCGGAAGGAAGTTCGGAGCGTTGAAATAAAAGGAGAGGTTAAGGACATACTCGCCTATATCGGGAAGAAAGTAGAAGAGATGGATGACATTGACGCCGATTTTGAGGTGGTCGCCGTGGGGCCTGTAGATGCCGAAGAAAACAGCGGGTGATTACGGGGTAGTGCTACAGCCCACACGGATGAAGGCACACCTTTATTACCGGATGGTCATAGAGGAAGCGGAGTCAAGGGGCGCGGATGATGTTCAGGGGGTCATGAGGGCACTCTGCCTCGGGGATCTCTACTTCCTGCTTATATACGGCCTCAAGTGCAGATTCGCCGACATTGACTGGTGTTTCGACAGGTGCAGGGAAGTGCAGGCGGAACCAGACGGAATGCTCGATCTATGGTCGAGGGAGCACTTTAAGTCGACGATCATCACGTATGCAGGGACAATACAGGAAATAATCCGCGACCCGGAGATAACAATAGCCATATTTTCGGTAACCCGGCCAATTGCGAAGCAGTTCCTGTTGCAGATAAAGAGGGAGTTTGAGGCGAACAGCCTCTTGAAGGGTCTTTTCCACGACGTGCTCCACCAGGATCCACAGAAACAGGCCCTTAAATGGTCAGAGGATGACGGCATCATCGTAAAACGGGAGGGCAACCCCAAGGAAAGCACCATAGAAGCCTGGGGCCTCGCAGATAATTCACAGCCGACCTCGAAGCATTACGATATGAAGGTATACGATGACGTGGTAACGGAAAAATCCGTCACGTCGCCGGAAATGATCGAAAACGCGACAAATGGGGTAAGGCTCTCCATGAACCTCGGGAAGACATGTCCGAAAACCGGGGTTGACCTTACCAGGAACAGGTTCGTCGGAACAAGATGGGACCTGAACGACTCGTACCAGACAATTCTCGATGATGGAATAGCAAAAGAACGCCGGAAACCCGGAGCCACAAAGGACAACGAAGGCGACGTTACGTCGATAGGTTTCTGGGCTGACGAAACAGTGAGGTCAAAGCGGAAGCAGATGGGAGATTTTATCTTCTCCTGCCAGATTCTACTAGATCCGCAGGCTGCGGCGTTGACCAGATTCAAAAGGGACGATCTGAAATTCTGGACCGCCGACAACACGGTGAACATGAATCTGTATGCAGTAGTTGACCCGGCCAATTCAAAGAACAGGGATTCTGACTACACGTCGATAATCGTGTTTGGCGTGGATGAACTTATGAACCGGATGATAATAAGGCTCATAAGGGATAGACTGTCACTTTCAGAGAGAACCGATCTTGTGTTCCGGGTAGTGCGTGAATTTCCACAGATAATACGGGTGGGATACGAACAGATCGGGATGCAGACGGACATAGAACACATAGAGTACGTGCAGGGCAAAGATAACTTCAGGTTCGACATCGTGGGACTGGGAGCAAAGGGACGAATATCGAAATACCCGGATACGAAGGGGAAGATATCGAAAGAGGACGCCATCATGGGTCTGTCCCCGAAGTTCGAGAATGGGCTTATCTGGCTCCCGCATTACTGCTTCCACACCGACTACACCGGCGTATCCAGGGATATGACCAAAGTCTTCATCGACGAGGAATACGTCAACTGGTATCCAGGGTGTGCAGGCCACGACGACATGCTTGACACGATGCACATGATGTACCACGACGCTCTGGGCGTAACAGCGCCTAGAAGCGGGAGGTTCAGCAGACCGCAGGCTAAAAAGCAACCAGAAAAAGCCAGTGTGGGGGATCCGTTCTCCCACCGGAAGAAAGAAAGGAGATGGGCGTAATGGGAACAATGCTTGCATTCATCCCTGCAATGTTCGGACTCACAGGAACCGCCGCGGCAGTTGCCACCGGCGCACTTACTGTCGGGGCAGGACTCGCCGCCGCAGACGCAATGACTCCAGACATTCCCGCAATGCCGACCCCGACAGCGCAGAAACAGACGATAACCGCTCCGGAGGTGGGGCAGGCACAGCAGATTCAGTCAGAACAGGCTGCGGAGATGGAAGCCATAAAGAGACGGCGCGGCAGGTCATCCACGATACGAACATCCGGCATGGGCCTTTTGTCCGCCGCACCCTTGAGCACAAAAAAACTCCTTGGGCAGTAGGTGTTGACTATGCCCGTCAATGTCAGTGAGGTCATAGGAAAATTCGATAACATGAAAGAAGCAAGGGCCACATGGGAACCCCTATGGCGCGACCTTGCCGAATACATTCTCCCTAGGCGTACGTTCTCAACGGAGCGAACATCCGGAGAGGACTTGAGGGAATCCGTCTATGATTCCACCGGGGAAAAGGCGAACAACAGACTTGCCGCAGCGTTACAGGCTATGCTCACGAACCCCGACACTAGGTGGTTCGGGTTACGTGGACGTCTTCCCAACGGGACCTATGTTGATGAGGAAGACGAAGTAGCGGCGAGGTTCTTCGACGATCTGCGGGATGCTGTCCTTGACTACATAAACGCATCCAATTTCTCGCAGTCATCGGATGAGATGTTCCTTGATGTCGGGTCTATGGGTACAGGCATCATGCTTGCCCTTGATGGCGGGGATGACGAATATCCGCTAATCTTCAAGACCCTCCCGATAGGAGAGTGTTACCTTGCCGAAAACCACAAGGGCGTTACCGATGTTCTGTACAGGAAGTACAAACAGGAAGTCAGACAGGTAGTCCAGAACTTCGGCCTTGAGGCTATGAGTCCACAGGCAATAGAAAAATACAAACACAACCAGCTTGAGAAGATAGAAATACTCCACGTAATAGAACCCAGAGACGACATACCGAAAAATCCGGCCTCATCGAAAGACCTTCCGTTCACTGACCTTTACATCGAACTCGAAACAAAGCACGTCCTTAGGGAAGGCGGGTTCAGGGATTTCCCGGCGGCATGTCCGAGGTGGCGGAAGGCTTCAGGGGAAGTCTACGGCAGAGGCCCAGGACATGAGGCTATCCGGGAGATAAAGATGCTCTCCGAGATGGCCTACTCGAACATCCAGGCGGCTCATAGAATGGTCGAGCCTCCGATAGATATTATCGAAGAATCATACGTGTCAAAACTTGACCTGTCTCCCAACGCCATAAATGAGAGGCAGAAGAACTCCGAAGCAGCGCAGCCGATACACACCGTGGCGTCGCTTCCGGCCTCCCTTCAGTTGTTTGAAATGTACCGGAGAGACGTAAGGGAGTCGTTCTTCTGGGAACAGTTGACCCTCATCGACAACGACCGCATGACCGCAACCGAGGTATTGCAGAGAACCGAAGAGAACATGAGGATACTCGGGCCTACCGGCGGACGGTTCCATGTCGAGTTCCTGGAACTTGCCATTCGGCGTATTCTGTCCATCCTGGGCGACAGGGGCCTCCTTCCGGAGATCCCCGCATCCCTGGCGATGGGCGGAAGACTCGTTGTGATCTACGAGTCCCCGCTTGCAAGGGCGCAGAGGTCCAGTGAACTACAGGCACTTGAGCGCGGCTTTGCCACTGTCGCTCCGCTGATGCAGATAAAACCCGACATAGTGGATAACATAGACTTCGACGAAGCGGTGCGGAAAATACTGTCTCTGACAGGGTTCGACAAGCACCTGATAATGCCGCAGAAAAAGGTTGACGCTATCAGGGTGGCAAGGGCGGAACAGCAGGCAAGAGCACAGATGGCAGAGCAATTGACCAACGCCACGAGAGCGGCTAAGGAAGCGTCAGAAACAGATCCCGAAGCCGGGTTGCTAGGAAAGGTATTCCAGTCCAGATGAAGCACACACGCGAACAGATGAGAGTGTTGTACCAACAGGCATTTGGGGGCATGAACGAACCTGTTCTTGAAGACCTCGGGAACAGGTTCTGGGCCAACGACAACATGCTCGGAAAAGACATACGACTTGAGGATATTCTCTACAGGGAAGGTCAGAGAAGCGTTTACTTGCACATCAAAAAAATGGCCGATACTTCGGCGAAGAAAGGGGATTAGACCCGTTATGGAAGACAGGATAATCAATCTGCAACTATTTGCTGAAGAGGGCGACCCGGATCCGGGGTTGATGGGCGAGGGAAAACCTGAAACACCAGCCGATTGGCGGGAAGAACTGCCCGACGACCTGAAGGGACACCCGTCAGCGCAGAAGTTCAAGACTCCGGAGGCTGCCTTGAGGTCTTACATCGAACTCGAAAAAACCCTCGGGAAGGACAAGATACCAATTCCCGGGGAGAACGCCTCTCCTGAAGAGGTTGATTCATTCTACAAGAAACTCGGAAGGCCTGACGACGCGTCCGGGTACAAGGTCACAATGCCGGAAGGCGTGAAACTCAACGAGGAAGCCTTTGAGATGTACAAGGGTCTTGCTCACAAGGCCGGGTTGACGAACATGCAGTTCGAATCAATGGTCAAAACTGCCTTTGAAATGGAGAAGGGTATAGCCGACAAAATGTCCACTGATTTTGCCACTCAACTTGAGTCTGACCGCAAGGTCTTGCAGGACGATTGGGGCGACAAGTACAACGAAAACGTCCATAAGGCTGACTTGGCCATTGAAAGGTCAGGGATAAAGGATATCTGGAAATGGGCCGACAATGCAGGGATCCGAAACGACCCGACGTTCACTCGCCTCATGGCGCACTTCGGGAACAGCCTGTCGGAGGACAGCGGGATAAGGGGCGGTGGGTTGTCCGGCTCGTTGACGCCGGTTACCGCGCAGTCACAGCTGGATGTGCTTCTGGGCGACCCGACAAGGCGGGACGCCTATCTCAAGGGCGACAAGACACTCGTAAAGCAGATAACAGAATTAAATGCTATAATACACGGGAATAAGCCTATATCGGACTAGGCTGAACGGCACATAAAAAACAAAACAGGGACAACCCCTCTTTGAGGAAGGCCCCCGTAAGTAGTTTTTACGGCCCTAACAAGGGATAACCGGGGAGCGCAAACAGAAAACTCAAAGGAGGGAATAGTCATGAGCAGCGATATCACTACAGCGATGGTTAATCAGTACAAGGCCAACATCGAACTTCTCTGTCAGCAGATGAACTCACGCTTTGCATCCGCTGTCCGCATAGAGGCAGTCCTTGGGGAGTATGAGTTTTTCGATCAGCTGGCGGAAACTGCGGCAGTCAAGAAAACCACGAGACATGGAGCAACACCCCTGGTCAACTCCGACCATGCAAGGCGCAGGGTACAGGCTTTCCCGTACGAATGGGCTGACCTGATCGACCGCCCTGACGCAACCAGACTTCTCACCGATCCTACAAGCGCATACGCACAGAACGCGGCAGCCGCCATGTTCAGATCAATGGATGACGAGATCGTATCCGCCGCAGACGGAACGGCCTACACGGGCAAGGCGGGCGGAACTTCAACGTCGTTTGATTCCAACATGCAGGTGGCCGTTACCATACGGGACAGCGGATCCGGAGCGACAGGAATGAACATCGCCAAAGTCCGCTACGCCAACAGGCTTCTCAACGCTAACGATTGCCCGATGGAAGACAGGTTCCTTGCCATTTCCGCACGGGCACAGGACGAACTGCTCTCCGAGACTACGACCATCTCCAGGGACTTTGTTTCATCCTACGCCGTTGAAGATGGCCGCCTGACGAGACTGTTCGGATTCAACATCATCCTGTCAGAAAGACTCGATACCGACGATAACAGTTACCGCAAGTGCCTGTTCTGGCAGAAAAACGGCCTCCTGCTCGGCGTAAACTCGAACATCATGGTTGATGTCGGGGTTCGTCGTGACCTGTCGCTTTCCAAGCAGGTCTTTGTCAGCATGGATGTCGGCGCCACACGCATGGACGAAGAAAAAGTAGGCGAGATCCTCGCCTCCGAAGCATAGATCGCTTAGATGAAGGGAGTGAAATAACATGAGCGCAGTAAACGGAGTACACTACACGCTTTACGCGGCTGGGACTCTCCTTGATCCGGGTGAGTGGAGCGCAGGGATCCTCGTATCGTATGACAAGTACGAGGCATCAGCACTGACAACCGGGTCCACTATCAAGATGTGCGTCATACCTACCGGCGCAAGAATACTGCCGGAGTCACGTCTTATGACCGATGACCTCGGGACCGGCGTTACCATTGCCGTCGGAGACGGGTCTGACGGCGACGAGTACCTTACCGCTACTTCTGTGGCCGCAGCCTCCAACACAACTTTCGACGTTCTTGACAACCTCGGAGAACCCACCATAGCATCGGAGACAATAACGCTTACAACTGCCGGAGGGAACATCTCCGGCACGATCAAGCTCTGGGTCTATTACACAATGAACTAGAGACCATCGGGCGGGGGTGCGAGCCTCCGCCCTTTTCTTAGGAGGTGGCACTTTGTCTGTCAGCGGAACCGATAACAGGGTTCAGTCAACAGGTGACGGAAGCACAAGGCAATTCGATTTCACGTTCAGGATATTCGCCAAAGGCGACCTTGACGTCTATAACGACACAACCGCACAGACTCTTGACAGCGACTATGAGGTCAAGAGCGATACGTATTTAGCCGATGGCGTTTCCTATGATTTTTCCGCTGGAGGCTATGTTTATTTCGCGGCAGCGTCAACCCCTACAACTGGAGAAATAATTACGATAGTCCGCAACCTCACGGCAACACAGGGCGTTGACCTGACTGTAGGCGGCCCTTTACCGGTTGAATCAGTCGAGCGCATGTCCGACCGGCTCACCTTCCTTGTGCAGCAGTTGATAGAGAGCACGGACAGGTCGATGATTCTCCCGGTAACAACCGATTATGACGACATATCACTGGCAATGCCGTCTCCGACTGCCCTGAACTACCTAAGATGGAATGCAACGGCAACCGCATTGGAAAATGCAAGTTCGGTGGTATCAAGCGCGGATGCCGATAGCGTGATTATTGCCAAAATAGGCACGCCTACATACGCAACAGTACAGGCTTACATTGATGTAACAATGTCATCCGGACATATCTCCGGCGGGACCATCTCCGACGATGAGGACGGCACTATCACTGTGGCGGCCGGTCAGGGGTTCATCAAGACCACGGATTCAGATGTCGGGGCCGTAAAGTCATTTGCGTGGGTGGAAACAGCCATTACTCCAGCCAACAATGATGCCAACTATATTTACATCGACTATAACGCCGGTGCTCCTGTTGTTAAATCAACAATAGATCGGTCTGCAATAAAAACAACGTGGCAGTTCACCCTTGGCAGGGTCTACAGGGCCGATACCGTTCTCCACATTATTCAATCGGGGATCCAGTTACATAACTTTATCCGCAGGAACCATGAAAGGCTTCTTGGCATCAGGGGCTTCGAAAGAGAATCTGGCGGGACAGTAGCATCGAAGGCGGTTCTGGCAGATGAGCGGTATATTACTGTCACGGCAGGTAAGTTTTATCTCGGGATGAACTCAAACACCACAAGTTCAGTTGACACCACCGACGAGGACACCTTCACGGAGTGGTACGACAGGGCCGGATGGGAATCTGCCACAGGCAAGACTGTCATAAACAACACACAGTACGAAACAGGCACAGGGTTGGACACCTTGGCCAACACGTCAAAATACGGAGTCCGGTGGATATACATACACTACGACAGCGATATCCACTGTGTATTCGGAACTTCATCTGGGAGCCTTGCTGACGCGGAAGACGAAAGACCTCCGTCTAGCCTGCCAGATATTGTTTCTGATTTCAGCATTTTAGCCGCCAAGATCATCATCAAAAAATCCGCCACAACCATGACAGTGCAGTCGGCCTTCAGATGCGTGTTTCAGTCTGGCAATGTCAGTGAGCATAACAACCTCGGTGCTATTCAGGGCGGAACCACTGACGAGTATTACCACACAACATCTGACGAGTCCGCAGCCATCACAGGTGCGGCCTCCCCGGCTGCAGGGAATGACTTCGCAACAATGGATGATGTAGGGGCCGGTGGCTCATGGACAACCTCCGTTGTCACATCAAGCGTTGACCCCGTGGTTGACCTCTACGAATATGTCGCCAATTCTGCTGACACACTTACGTTTACTCTACCCGAAACCTGCTCTGTGGGATTCCGGTTCGCCGTTGTTGGCATGGGTGCAGGTGGGTGGGGGGTTATTGCCAGA